TATTTTGCTGTGTTTACTTCTGCTCGTGTTGAAAGCAACGATGTTAGTATAGAAGAAGCTATGATGCAACTTGCAAATGCAAAAGATTATGATATAGTTGCATCTGAATATAATAGTTTAACAGGTAATAATTTAAGTTTACGTATGGTAGACGAATTAGACGAAGCTTTGTATGAACGTATATTTGTTTCTCATCTACTTAGAATAAAAAGAATAAATCCACGTATATATCATAGCGCAATACAATTTGGACAACAAGATAGCATAACTGTTACTGCGCCAAACAGTGATAAAGAATTTGAAATAATGGCCGTAATGACTAGAACAAGGCCAGATATAGAACCAGAGGTTTTTGATGTTATATTAGAAGATGCATTACTACGATCAGCAATTGAATCAACCGGTGGCACACTTCCTGATTTATATGCAGCACCTACATTAGACGAAAGAATTTCAGCAATAAATGCATTCATAGATGTTATGAATAATACATATCCTGAAATGGTAAGATTTTACGCACATTTGCCACCATTTGCAGAGTATGCTCCGTTAGGCCCATTGAGACTTAAAGGTATTATTGAAGAAGGCACAGTATATGCAAAATCAGGTACTGATCCTACTGCATTTTTTGAAAGCGCAATTGCTAGAGATAGACAATGGTTAGTGGGCAATGGCGAAGATAATGACGGCGATGGAGAGATAGATGGCGGAAATGCTAACATTTATTTCGATGAAAGATACCAAGACGAAGGACTAGGAAGTAGAGCATTTGAAATACCAGACGGTGAGGAAGAAATAGCTTTAACTGACGAAGAACTTGATATTGTTAGAGATCTAGCAAGCCAAAAAGAAGACATTATTTTAGCAGCAATTGACCTTATATTCGAACAAAACAATCCAAGTAAATTATACATTGACACAATTTATCCTGGATTCAAACAACAGACAGGTGAATTTATTGAATTTGAACTTGGTGGAAAAGGCGACAATGCGTGGACAAACAAATTCTTTTCTGAAAACACAACTGATAGCAATCCGTTAATGGCAAAACTATTAACAAAATTTGCTGAGAGTAAAGGCAAAAGTCCGTTAGAGGTAATTGCTTTTGTTGCACCAAAAGGTGTTGCAGATGAATTCAAAAAGGCATTAGATAGAACTACATTCTTAGGTGTGTTTAATAATGTCGACGAGGAGCACCTTAGAAGACTTGTAAAATCATTAGTTAGCAGAGAAGATTTTGATCTAGTAGACAAATATTTTGATGGTGATCTACAACGTGTAATAGAAGAAAAAGATTGGTGGAGATCAGACGAAGACTCACTGGCGCTATTAGATAAAATAGGCATTAATCCCAAAGAACAAGACGCAGAGGATAACAAAGAAGAGATAATTAATTCCGTAGATGAAATTAGTAGTGTGCTTGACGAATTACAAAATTTCAGAGGTGATATTGCGGGCAGAGGTGAGCTTATATCCTCAATTAATTTATTAGCATTTATGAAAAAACTCGAAGAATTATACAAGTCTGTAGGATTAGACGACGAATACGGGAATGACAATACTATAGAAGATGCATTAAGCATACTTGAACCTTATCTGTTTAAGTATAACGATACTAGTATGAATGCTAGACTTGATGCTGCATTTAAAGATATACCAGATTTTGAAGAAGCAAGAGAAATTTATATGACATTATGGGAAGAATTCAATTAAAAAAAACTATTGATGTTTACGATTTAGAAGAACGAGAACTTTACAAAAAACTTCCACACTTACATAAGTGGTGGAACAAATTATACCTAGCCGAAACAATGGGCTACAGTTGTGGTCCAGGTGCTACAGAAATTCCAGCAACAAAAGAATATGTAATTAGACCAATATATAACTTAGGCGGAATGGGTATTTGTACGACAATAAAGGTTTTAGAAAAGGGTGATATTTCAAGTGTACCTCCAGGATATTTTTGGTGCGAGTATTTTGAAGGTAGACATTTTTCAACAACATATTATAAAGAAGACAATGAATGGAAATGTTTGCATAATTGGCAAGGCTGGAATGATAAATCAAATGTAATTAAGTTTACAAGATGGAAAAAAAGTGATAGTATACCTGTACTACCAGAACCGTTAGCAGCAATAGATATACCTATAATAAATGTAGAATACAAAGAAAATAATCCTATAGAATTACATTTTAGACCTAGCGGTAATCCAGATGGAACATCAGAAGATAGATGGAATGAATATATACCTATATGGCAAGATACATCAACAAGTTATAAAGAATCGCTTGTAACCGAAGGATATCAATGGATAGATAATCCTTACGAAGATTGGTACGAAGATATCGAGCCATATTTCAAAGAACAAAGATTAGGGTATTATGTACGGTAGAATAGATTTATCTAAAATAGACTATGAGTTAGATCCGGATATTGTATCTGTAAGACCTACACTAAAAGAAGCCTCAGAAGTATTTGTAACATATTGTAAACACAAAAATTTCGAAAGTGTACATCCTTTATATCAAGATGATATCGATCTTTATGCTTGGAATTGTTTGTATGAAAATAACAAACTTATTGCTTGGGAGCAGACACTGCTCTATCCAAATGATAAAGTAGGATTTAGTCAACAATTTGCTTGGAATTATGAACAACCTTGGAAGCGCATTGGTTGGCGTTTTAGTCACCACGTTCCTGCTTGGATGAAGTCACAAGGATATAAGTATCTTTACTTAGGTGACCACCAAGAATATAAAGCAGAAATTGTAGGATATGAAATATTGGCGCATATAGATAAACACGTAGACGGGTCATTTAAAGCTTGACATTTTGACAATATTCTATTATTATAAAACAAATAACTAAGGAGTACTATATGAGTGACCGTGTGTATGGCCCTGAAGAAAAGGCCAAGTTAGAACGCCTGGTAAAAGAAGGCGTAACTGTATTACAAGAAATTGAAGATCTGCAGGGCGGACTAAAAGAAACTGTTAAAGCAGTTGCAGAAGAACTAGATGTAAAGCCAAGTCTTATTAATAAAGCAATAAAAGTTGCACAAAAGCGTGACTGGAGTAGAGTATCAGATGAATTTGAAGATCTGGAAACAATCGTAGCTACTACAGGTTACGATAAAAATGAATAAAATAATAAACTTCTTTAAAGAAAGCTATAGACTTTCTCCCGTTGCATTCTATTGCGAACTAGTTGAAACTATATTGCTAGTTTCTGCGAGTGCAATTCTTACAGTAACAGTATTAGATCCTGCAACAAAGATTTTTATTCCGTTGTATCTAGTAGGTAGCATACTTGGTGTGGTTAGTACAATAATTCGCAAAGCAGGATTTGCCATTGTATTATGTGCTTGGTTTGTTGTAATGAATTCGATTGCTCTTGTACAGCTCTTTGTGCTATAATATAAAAAAAAGGAATATAAATGCCATATGTAGATGCATTTTTTGATAGAGACGCTGATATTATTCGTGCAGTAGAACGCAAAGACGGAAAGCGACTTTATAATGAATATCAAGCCAAATACACTTGGTACTATGAAGATCCACGTGGCAAATACAAAAGCATCTTCGGTGATCCGTTACAACGTGTAGTATGTAAAAACACAAAAGACTTTCGAAAAGAACTTGCTATTAATAAAGGCAAGAATATGTTTGAATCGGATGTAAATCCTATATTTCAATGTTTAAGTGAAAATTACTTGAACCAAGATGCACCAAAGTTGAATGTGGCGTTTTGGGATATTGAAACTGACTTTGATCCAGAACGTGGATTTGCTCCAGTTGAAGATCCATTTATGCCTATTACTGCTATTACAGTACATTTGCAATGGTTAGATATGTTAATTACAGTTGCTATGCCTCCCAAAGGGTTGCCAATTGAAGAAGCAAGGGCAATGTGTAAAGAACGCTGGGGCGATACTTGTATATTATATCCGAATAGCAAACAAGGTGAAGGAGATATGCTGGAAGCATTTCTTGACCTAATTGAGGATGCTGATATTCATAGTGGTTGGAACAGCGAAGGCTATGACGTTCCATACACTGTTAATAGAATACAACGTGTATTAAGCAAAGATGATACCAGACGTTTCTGTTTATGGGGGCAGTTGCCTAAGCGTAGAGAATATGAAAAGTTTGGCAAGACAAGTGAAACGTATGATACTATCGGAAGAGTACATATGGACTATCTTAACTTGTATCGCAAGTACACATATGAAGAACGTCACACATATAGACTAGACGCTATTGGTGAAATGGAAGTAGGCGAGAACAAGACTGTGTATGAAGGCACACTTGATCAGCTTTACAACAACGACTTTGAAAAGTTTATTGAATACAACAGACAAGACGTTGCACTGCTAGACAAACTTGATAAGAAACTACGTTTTATTGATCTTGCAAATGAAATTGCGCACGACAACACAGTGCTATTACAAACAACAGCAGGTGCAGTTGCAGTTACAGAGCAAGCTATTGTTAACGAAGCACACAGGCGTGGTATGCAGGTGCCTAACAGAATGAATCACGAAGGCAACACAGCAGCAGCAGGCGCTTATGTTGCATTTCCAAAAAAAGGCGTACACGAGTGGATTGGTTCAATGGACTTAAACAGTCTGTATCCAAGTATTATTCGTGCATTGAATATGGCGCCGGAAACTATTGTAGGACAGATTCGTCCAGTATTAACAGATGAGTTTTTGCACAATGCAACTACACTAGAAAAGAAAAGTTTTGCAGGTGCTTGGGAAGGCAAGTTTGCTACGCTAGAATATGATGCTGTAATGGAACAACGCAAAGATGTATCGTTGCACTTGGACTTGGAAGATGGCACCAGTCACGTACTAAGTGGTGCAGAGATTTGGAAACTAATTTTTGACAGTA